CGGGCTCCGGGCCCGTGCGGGTGACTGTGGTGGAAATACTTCACGGAAAGGTAAGGCTCGGCTTCGAGGCGGATGCCGACACGCAGATTCTTCGAGAGGAGATCTACAACGCCACCATGCCGCCCGGGCAGAAACAGCCCAGGCGGCAGGCCCCGTAGCCGCCGCCTACACCGACCGCCAGCCGGGCAACGCGGAAGCTGCTGGGGCGTTCGCCGCCATGGCAGAGCAAGCCGGATTCGCACGCGGCGACGTCGTGCGGTTCACGGACGATTACCTCGGGTTTTGCGCGGAGCCGGCGCGGATCGTCAACACGCTCCCCGGCCGGCAGCTGCTCGTCGAGACGCTCGCCGGGCGCTACGAAGTCGTGATCGCGGAATCCCAGGTGATCGCGTGGGGGTGCCCGTGAGCCAGGAGCGACGCACGCGGGCACGGTTGAACGTGCGGCCGAATGTCGGGCCGCTGGCGGAAGCCGAAATCGTGCGGCTGGTGCGGGCGGTTGAATCGCTGTTTCGGAGTGAAGTGCTAGTCGGGCCAAGCACGTTCCGGCAAGACGCGATGGCCCGCGTGCTCGTGAAGGATCAAGCGCGAAAGGTGGCGGAAATCTTTCTGTGGAGCCAGTCGGAATGACTTGGGAAATAGCGGCTGATTTGTGTCTCGGGTTTGGGTTGGGAGTAGCCGTGACGTCGTTCGCGGCCCTCGTGACGGTGTTGTGGACGATTCACTCTTTCACCAAAGGGGATAGGTAATGTCGAGTGCCGAAATGACGATTGCGACACGCGAGCCCCCAAAGCGAAGCGTGCTGCTGGCGATGGCGAGCCGGTTCGGGATGGAGGCCGCCGCATTCGAGGCGACGGTCCGGGCGACGTGCGGGTGTGCTGGCGCGACGCGGGAAGAGTTCGCCGCGTTCCTGCTCGTGGCAAACGAGTACGGCCTGAACCCGGTGACGCGTGAAATCTACGCGTTCCCGAAAAAGGGCGGCGGCATTCAGCCCATCGTCGGGGTCGACGGGTGGATGCGAATGGCAAACGCTCACCCGGAGTTCGACGGGCTCGAGGTGGATTTCCAGCACGACGAAGCCGGGAAGCTGCTGTCGGCCACGGCCCGCGTCCACCGAAAGGACCGATCGCATCCGGTGGTCGTGACGGAGTACCTCGCGGAGTGCTACCGCAACACCGACCCGTGGAAGATGCCCCACCGGATGCTGCGGCACAAGGCCGCCATTCAGGGCATCCGCTACGCGTTCGGCTTCGCCGGGATCATGGAGCCGAACGAAGCGGAAGGGATGGTCGAACGGGCGACGCCGACGCCGGAACCGCGGGCCGTCCAGGCCTTGCCCATGCTGTCCGACGCGGAGCTGCACGCGAATCTGCCAGCCTGGGAGCGGGCCGTTACAAGCGGCAAGCGGACTCCCGACGAAGTGCTCGCGATGGCCCGCACGCGGTGGACGCTGACCGCTGGGCAGGAGGCCGCGATTCTGTTCGCCGGCCAGCCGGTTGCCGAGGACGGTGAGATTCTCGACGCCGTGCCAGCCGCACGCGGCGACGCGTGGGAGCCCACCGACGAAACGGAAGGGGGTGCCTGATCATGGAAACCGTCACCATCGCCCAGGGCTCGCCCGAGTGGCTCGCCCACCGGGCTAAGCACTTCAACGCGAGCGACGCCCCGGCCATGCTCGGGGTTTCGCCCCACAAAACGCGGCGGCAGCTGCTCGCCGAACTGCAGACCGGCATCACGCCCGAGGTCGACGCCGCAACGCAACGGCGGTTCAACAACGGGCACCGGCTGGAGGCCCTCGCGCGGCCGCTGGCGGAGAAACTGATCGGCGAGCCGCTCTACCCGGTCACGGGCACGAACGGCCGGTACTCCGCGTCTTTCGACGGTCTGACGCTGGGGGAAGAAACCGGCTTCGAGCACAAAGCCCTGAACGCGGAGCTTCGGGGCGCGTTCGCGGCCGATGCCGAACTGCCGCTGCACTACCGGGTGCAGATGGAGCACCAATTTCTCGTCTCGGGAGCCGACCGGATCCTGTTCATGGCGTCCGATTGGGATGCGGGCGGGAACCTGATCGAGGAACATCACCGCTGGGTGGAGCCAGACCCGGCCCTCCGCGAGCGGCTGATCGCCGGGTGGGAGCGATTCTCGGCCGACCGGGCGGAGTTCGAGCCGACGCCCGCGGCGGCCCCGTCGCCGGTCGGCGCGAGCCCGGAAACGCTTCCGGCCCTGCGGATCGTGGTGGAAGGGACCGTCCTCGCCTCGAATCTCGTGGCGTTCCGGGAAACGGCCATCGCCGCCGTCCGGAGCGTCAAACGGGAACTGTCCACCGATCAGGACTTCGCCGACGCCGAAATGTCGGTGAAGTGGTGCCGGGAGGTGGAAAGCCGGATCGACGCGGCCAAGGCTCACGCCCTGGCCCAGACCGCAAGCATCGACGAGCTGTTCCGGGCCCTGGACGCGATCACCGACGAAGCCCGGCGGGTTCGCCTGGACCTGGAGAAGCGGGTCAAGTCGCGGAAGGACGAAATCCGGGCGGAGATCGTCCGCGACGCCCAGCGGGCACTCGCAAAGCATGTCGGGCAGTTGTCGGCGGAGCTGGAGCCGCACCGGATGCCGGAAATGCGGGCGGACTTCGCGGCCGCGATAAAGGGTAAGCGGTCCATCGACGCCATGCACGACGCGGTCGACGCCGCCCTGGCCGCTGCCCGGATCGAGGCCGGGAGTGTTGCGGGGACCATGCGGGCGAATCTGGCCTTCTACCGGGAGCACGCCGCCGGCCGGGAGTTCCTGTTCGCGGACCTTCCGGCGTACCTGATTCGGCCGACTGCAGAGTTCCGGGAGTTTGTCGAAGTGCGGATCGAGAGGCACCGGCTCGCGGAGGAGGACCGCGCGGCTCGCGAGCGGGAAGCCCTGGAGGCGGCCGAAATGGCGCGGCAAGCAAAAGCCGCCGCGGCGGTGCCCCGCCCCGTCACGCCCGAGCCGATCGCCGAGCCGGGGCCGGGGGCGCCCGCAGACGAGGGCGCAACGCTATCGCTCGGGGACGTCTGCGAACTGTTCGGGTTCACCATGTCGGCCGCGTTCGTCACCGAAACGCTCGGGGTGACGCCGGCCGGAAAAAACCGGCGGGCGATCCTGTTCACCGATTCCCAGTTCGCGGCGATCGGCGCCGCGCTGGCCCGGCACGTTTCCGCCGTCGTGGCCCGCGAACGCCGCCCCACCGAAGCCATGGACCGAATCCCGCAGGAAATGGAGGTGGCGAATGCCAGCCGTTGAAAAACCGATGCCCGCCCGACACGACGCCGAGTTCGCGCGGCTCGACCGCCATATCCGGACGTCGCTATCGCTCCGCGAGCTGGCGCACTGGAACGCGGAGCGGGCCGGCACGCGGCTGTCGGGGGCGCACGACGTCGCATTGCGGAAGGCCATCGCCGCTCGGATGAAGGTACTGGAAGGGGGTGCAAAATGATCCTGCGAACGCTGATTCGGTGGACGTTCGGAATCGACGTCATCGAGGCTGTGGAAAGGGCCAGTCGGGAGCGTGACTTCGCCCAAGAATCGGCCAGAATGCAAGCCAGATTGCACATTGCGGCCGCGAAGGAACGCGACGCGGCCCGTGCGGACGCTCACGCATTCTGGACGCAACGCGACGCCGCCCGCGACCAGGTCAACGACCTGACCGCGGAACTGGAAACGCTGCAAAAGACGAACGCGATGTTTCGGTCGCTGATCGCGATTCTCCGCGACTGCAATCGGGAAATAGACGAGCGGAACGTGTACCTGGAAAAGTTGCACGGCATGACGCCGGGCGAGCGGCTCGCGGCTGCCAAAAACGATGCACCGAATCGGTGTACCGAATCAAAGACCGTAACCATGCCGCTTCCAAAAGCGGATGAGGTGCAGTACCGCGTGGACGCGTGGCAAATCCACGGCACAAACCGATGGGGAATCGGCGTCGCGATCGACGTCGAATGGCTCGACCGCCGGCTGTCGAAATTGGAGTACAAAGCATGCCGCCGGTGAATCGCATCAACCCCGAGAGGGTGCGGAAGCTCCTCCAGGGCGGCAGCACGCCAAAACAGGTGTGCCTGCGGCTGGGGATTAACAAGTCGACGGTATCGGTGATCGCCCGGGAAATGCGCGAGCGGAGGAGTGCGACCAATGAGTGAACCACGAAGGACCGACACAAAAACGCTGGTCACAGCCCTGCGGATTCTCTCGCGCGAGATCCACTGCGAAGACGGCGTGGCTACGGCCGCCATTGCGGAAGGGGCCGATCGGATCGAGGAACTGCTGCTGACAACCGCGGAAGTTGCCGTGCTCGGTCGGGCCGCCGACCTGATCGAGCGACGCGGCGAGCAAGCAACGTGCATTCACGTTGCTGGGTATCTGTTCGAAGACGCGTCGGCGATCCGCGGAATTGCGACGCGAATGGGAGGTGACGCATGAGCGACTACTACCGCGACCATCCGATGCCGCTGTTTGATGCCGCACGGCGAACGACTGCGGCTCCGCCGCGGAACGCCGGGGCCACGGCCTCCGAGGCATGCACGGCCAAGGCCGAACGCGTCGCCGGATTCGACACCGACGCCGCCAAGACCACGATCCTCGACGCCCTGCGGACTGCCGCGCAACCGCTGTCGGGCGAAGAGCTGGTCGACCGCTGCCAGCGGGCAGGAATCGTGCCGCACGACGCCCGGGCATTCGGGAGCGTCTTCGGATGCCTGGCCCGGAAGGGGCTGATCGAGACTGTGGGATTCACGACCCGGGCAAAGGGGCACGGGACGGCAGGGGGACGGTTGTGGAGGGCTACAAATGGCCGGTGACTGGATCAAGATGAGGACCAACCTGGACCGGG